GCGGCCATTTGAAGCCGCCGTATGAAGTCATGTTTGCGTTACAGGTTCGCATGATAGGTACGAGGTTCGATTTTGTTGTCATTTTTGTTTCCTCCCTTGCATTCTGTTCAGAGTCCATTGTTTTTGCTCCTCAATAAGGCCAGCATTTTATCCAATGCACTATCGTGTTGATCCTTGCCGGTCAAGCGGTCTGTCTCTTTACACAGGGAGCATCGACCGTCATAACCTTCATTAACAAAACACTCCCTTCCACTTCCCATGACGGAGTGCCCGTCCCGATATGCAAGCAGGAGGTTGATGTATTCAAGTGCGTCCTCGGACTGACAATACGTTCCTTGGACGCTTTCGCGGCTCCCCTTCCACTCTGCATCTGTAGCGCCAATGTTTCCCAAGCGGCGATAGGTATATTCAACCTTCTCGCTTCCGTCCTCTGTCAATTCAAATGTCCGTAAGCCGTGTATAACGTTGCTCATGCTCCTACCAGCTTCCTTACTTCGTCTTTCAAGGCTAACGTAATCCAATACGGATAATTGGGCTGATTGATCACGTGGCGGAACTCTTCGGTTGCAGATTTCACTCCGCTTTCCTTGTACAAAGCGGCTATTCTGTCGGCGTCCTGCTTGAGCTGATTCATTTCCATTTTTGAAACCTCCCTTGCATGATGTACTACGTTTTGGTGCGATATTGCACCAGCTTACGGCAAGGACCGCGCGGCGGAGGTTATTCGATGGTGAGATTTATTTCTTCGCAGGCGTCTTCAAGAATCGCGCGAAGTTCATTGTCGCTCACCAGCATTAAATCTGGCTTATCTTCCGGTGAATCGCGTCCCGGCAGTTCTGCAACTTTCCGCAAGATCGAATCAATCCACAATGTAACCTCATTCTGCGCCAGCTCGGAAGTCTTATAGTTTGTCATGTCGGTTGTCATGTTCGTCTCCCTCTCAACAACATAATCAGGATACTGCCTATCAAAAACTGAGTCTGTGATGGCTGTCACGCTTGTTGATGTATTTTTGTATCCTGCATCACAATTTGAGGTAAAATCAACCCATGATTACACCATTCGACCATAGCGAAGACGCAGTACGGGCCATAGAGAGTGGCGCAGTAGCTCCAGCAAGGACTCATCGCATCAGACCGCGCATCAATACAGCCAATAAGGGAGTAGCACCAGCGATCCGTAAGGCAAAGCTGCAATACCCAGAGCTTACCAATAGCCAGATAGCCAAGCGCGTAGGATGCGATCCATCCAATGTTCATCGAGTACTCAAGCGTTTCCTCGGTGACAACAACACAACACAGGATTTGCAAGATTACAAAGAACATAAGGGCGACGTTTGGGATTCCGTGGCGATGAGAGCGGTTATGTCCATAGATGACGCAAAGCTCTCAAAAAGTTCCGCCTCTCAGCTTATGATAGTTGCCGGTATCGCCTTCGATAAGAGCCAGTTAGTGCATGGTCAGGCCACGCAGATCAACGTCTCAGTGCTGCTCGACCTAGTGCAGGCAGCGCGAGATATGCGGGATGCAGGGCCAAAACAGCCATAGGATAGCCTAGCCGAGGTGCTGGCGATGCGTTGTAGGGCATCCTAGGGGGTACTTTTGGTGGTACTTTGGCCTCTTCATCTGGTAAGATATTGATTCCTCATAGGCTTGCAAGCCGGTTCGAATCCTCGTCTAGTCGCATCATCGGGTGAGGGTGGTTCGGTACGCCGGCACGCTGGCTAGAATTTGTATCGCTTTTATTATCAATGACATAGGCAATAAGAGAGCCTCAGAGACCCCCTATGACCCCAAATCGCCCCCCGGTGGGTTGCGTCGTACATATCCCGCCCATGAAATTTTCCGCAAAACGGTGTTCGCTTGTCCCACAACTGTGCTACACTGTGTTCATGGGTAACACAGTTCACATAACGGTTCGATTGCCTATTGATACAGTGGCGCGTGTCGATGCTGAGGCGGAACGATTGAATCGTAGCCGGTCGTGGGTGATTGCGTGGATACTGAGCGATGTTGAACTTTTCCACAAGGAGGCGGTGTATGGACAACAGGACCAGATGCGAGCGATGCCAGTCGCGGTACAACCCAAAGAACGCAAGGCGGCGGCGGCGTCACGAAGAGAAGTTGTGCCAGCCAAAGCTCAACCCAACAACTGCCCGTCCTGCGGGGCGCTGAACGGGATTCACCAGAGGGGGTGTAAGGGATGAGCGACAAGAAGTACGTAGTACCGGAAGAGGGGTTGAAGGCGGCGATTCTTTATTCCGGATATGTGGAGCCTTCGGCACAGGCGGTCGTGGAGAAAAAGGCGCGAGAGCTTTTGCTCTGCTTCGTCCGCTGGCAGGATAATCGGATTGCCTCAATGCACAGCCGCCTTGACAATGCTCCCGAAGCGGCGGAAGAGGGCTACCGAATTGGCTACAGTGACGCCAAGGAAGAGGTGCGCCGGATGTACCTCGCCCTGGAGCCGGAAGTGCCAGAGGATGTACAGGCGTTTTGGAATGTCCAGCCGGATGCGTTCGCACGCAAGCAAATTCTAGCCGCCTACTGGCTCGGAAAGGCCAGCCGATAATGACAGAGCCTAGCGGCAAGAACGGCTACACTCGGCGCGAGCTTGAGACGGAGATATACGGGTACGATCTGACGTTGAAGCATCACGAGGACGCGGCGCGGGAGTTGCGCAAAACGCTCAAGGGTCTGAAAGAGAAGCTGGCGGAGTTGAAGGAAAGTGGTAAACTGCCAGTGAGGTGATTTATGCCATTGTTGACTGTGACTTTAGGAGCGGGTGCTACGCGATTTACCACTCTACCCATACGGGCCATGCAGTTTAGAGCATGGCAGGGAGCGTCAGCATCGTACATCGGAGACTCTTCGGCAGTTGCTACGACTACGGGAATCCCTGTCAAGGTGGCTTCACCAACGGCTGACCCGACAATCATCGGCCCGTTCACCAGTGGAGCGATCAACCTGAACCAGTGGTACTCGATTGGGACTGCTGCCGACGTCATTAACATCCAGTACACGCCGGAGGAGTAATGGCGAAAGAAATATGGCGCGATTACGTGATTCGAAAGTATGTGCGTGCACGAGATGTGCAGGAAGCTCTTCGCCTAGCTGAATCTGCTCCGGTGATTGAGGTAAACGAGCAGCAGGCTAATCCTGAGCCTTCAATTGGGGGAATTACTAGAGCTGCTGGATTCTATCAGCCGAGCGAGGATTAATGGCAAAGCGCGAACAGCCGGACGTGCTGGCGCGGCTTGTCGGCGCTGATGGGAAGATCGAGCCTTCCAAGATAGTCTCAACCGCGAACCAGTTGATGCGCCTTGGGATGCTGAGGATGAACCGGGTGCAAGACCCGTTCATCAGAATCAAGAATAAGTACGGGCGCACACCTCGCCGGCGGATTCTCAAACCTGGCGAGAAGGTCGGGAAAACCAGGATAAGTGTTTGCGAATCAATAGCTCATGCAATGGGATTCAGGCCGTGGCTTAGGCCGGACGATCCAGACTACAAGATTTCGATTCGAGTTCCCAACCAGGGATTCATGGGCTGTCAGACAATGGCTCAGTCTGTGTCGGCCAAGATCGAGCCTGAGCTTGCCATGCTCATCCCAGCGCACTGCGCTCCAGACTGGAAGCGGGACACTACCGGAGCATTGAAGTCAGTCACATTGAAGTACGACTACACTGGACGGGCCTGCGGTTCCACTCTCCACGTCCGTTCTTACAATCAACTGGCAGACTCGTTTCTTGGGATCGACTATGACCACTACGGATGGGACGAGCCTCCCCCTCAAGATGTACTGATTGCGGCAGAGAGAGGCAAAGTCACTACAAACGCGCCTTCATGGTTCGCCATGACGCCTCTCTACGGAGCGCCCTACTTCTACGATATGTTCTCCGTGAAGGCGTTCAATGGGGGCGGAGACGATCAGGAAATTGCGATCTTCACCGGCACGACCTGGGACAATTGTCAGGATTATTGTCGGCAGTGCGACGAGTATATTCCGGAAAACGACCCTGTGAACATGGCTGATCCTCACGGGGAGCGCCCGGTGAACAACTGCCCTAAGTGCGGCCTCATCATGGGGTTCATTCCAAGGGCGGGCATCGAAGAGTACGCCAAGCTGTTCACCGATCCAGAGGAGTATGCCGCGCACATTGGCGGCAAGGAAGGCCACCTGAGCGGGCTGGTGTACAAGACGCTCGACCGGGCGGTTCATCTCTACAAGGACTTCAAAATCCCCGCCGATTGGATGCGGATTGAGGCAGTTGATCCACACGACGCCCGCCCGACGCGGTGGTTGTTTGCGGCGGTGAGTCCAGAAGATATTCAGATCAACGGCAAGCCGGCCAATCGAATCTACGTTTATTCATATCTTTTGGCAAATGGGAACGTCGAAGAGATTGCCCGGCAGGTGAAAATGAAACGCGCGGAACACAACTATTCAGAACCGGCGTTCGTGGTGTTGGACGCAAAGTACGGTGCCCGGACGCAGCTCAATGATACCTCGTGGGAAGATGAACTCGAAAAGGCGGGAATCGGGCGCATACGGTTGTCGCACTCTGAGGCGGGCGACATTGCTTTGGGGCACAAGCGGGTGAAAGAGTACCTCCAGCCGCACTACAGCGCCGTGAAGAGCAAGGAGATACCGGCGCTCCTTTTTGCCGAGGAGGGCTGTCGGGGTGAACGGGGAGTTTGGCAGGATCTGAGCAATTATATGTGGAAGCCTGGAACAGACAAACCAGAGGAGCAGTACAAAGACATGGCCGATTGTGTTCGATATCTCTGCCTTGAGCAGCCGGTTTACCAGCCTCCAAATGAGACGGTTGACCTCATCGCGCAGTTGCTTGCTGCAAGAAATGACACAGACTACAACCCCCTGAGCTACGGGTTACGGAGCGCCAATGCTTGAGATAAAACCAGTCAGCTACGCGGAAATCCTCGACGCGCCCAACTCGGCAGAACTGTTGGACGCCTACGCGAAAGACTGCGTCGTGCCCGACTACAACCCTCAGCGCCAGATATACGAGGCAATGGAGAACTCAGGTGCGCTTTACTGCTTCGGCGCGTATGTGAATGATGTTCTCGTAGGATTTGTCTCTGTGGTTGCAGGCGTTATGCCGCACAATGGGAAGCGCACGGCGACGATTGAAAGCCTATTCGTTTTGCCGTCTCACAGAGCAACTGGAGCGGCGAGAGAATTGATGACGACCGTCGAAAGGGTATCAGCAGTTACAGGGTGTGTGGCGCTCGTGTACACGGCCAGGGTGGGAAGTCCTTTGGAGGTGGTTCTATCGCGCCGCCCCGGTTGCAAGGTCAGCCATACCATGTTTACGAGGTGGCTATGAGCGCATTGACGGCACCTTTACCGATGATCCCAGCTTCGCCAGCCGTTATCGCTCAACTGGACGAGATAAACAAAATCATTCTATCCTGTCCACAGATCGAACTCGCGACAGAGCATCTCTTCCACGGTGGAATGTACGCGAGAACCATCAGGCTTGAACCGGAAACAAAGATGATGGGTTCGCTTATCAAGCTGGCAACCGTGCTTATCGTTCACGGCGATTGCTCAGTGCTGATCGGCGACCAGAGGGTTGAATTCACCGGATACAATGTCATACCCGGATGTGCGGGCAGAAAACAGTTCTTTTGGACTCATGGGCCTGTTGAGATGACGATGATTTACCCGACGGCTTTTGCTACAGTAGAAGAAGCCGAGGATGAGGTATTCGCCGAAGCTGACCAGTTGATGTCGCGCCGTGATGGGAGCGGTGATACTATAGTGGTTACGGGAGAATAGGATGGCAGGAAGCATTTCAGCAACCACGGCATTGATTATCGGCGCGAGCGTTTCGGCGGCGGCGGCTGTTGGTGAGGGCATCTATGCGGCTGTCAGCAAGCCTTCCACGCCCAAGGCTCCCACTCAGGCACAAACCAATGAACAGACGGCTCAGGCGGCCCAGGCGTCGGCTTTGGCTCAGGCTCAGGCATTGACACAGCGCCGGGGCATGGCAAGCACAATGCTGCAAAGCCCGATGACAAGCGGTAATGCTACAGTAGGGAAAGCGACATTGGGGGCATAATGGCTTCTGTCGGTCTAGCCTCGCCTTATATGGACTCCGGGGGATATGCACCCTCCCGGCTCAACGACCGCTCCGCCGACGAACGAGCCAAAGATGCACAGAAATATCTACAAGTCCTTGCACAAGAAAGACTTCCGTGGGAATGGATGGTGGACAACATCATCGCTTACGTGGCCCACGGCAGGCGGGGCGTGCAAGACAAGGATTTGTGGCCAGGTCAACCTACCGGTCTTGAGATTTTCGCCGACTCCGCCATGCTTGCCCACAACACTCTGGTTAAGGGTATGGTGGGGTATCTCTGTTCTCGCAATCAACCTTGGTTTGGGCTGGAACTTCCAGGCAAACTGAACTTTTCGCGCACAAGCCGGATGAGAGCATGGACTGGAAAGCGAACTGATTCCTATCCGGAAGTCCAGCGGTGGATTCAGAACTGCCAAGATGTGATGTATTCAGCGTTCAACCGCAGTAATTTCTACGACGTGGTGCCGGAATTCATCGGCGACGGGTCTGCTCCAGGCACAGCCCACTTGCTGATCGAAGAGGATGTTTCTACGGCAACTATCATCTTTACCGTTCCCCATTTCCGGGAGTGCTTCATCGCAGAAAACCGATTTGGTCAGGTCGATACTAATTATCGCGTCTGGAAATGGACCTTGCGCCAGTTTGTTCAGAAATTTGGCCTGGACGAAATGAAGAAGGCAGACCCAAACTTCGAGCATGACTACGAAAGCAATATGCACGAGCAGCGCGAAGTTCTCCATGCGGTCTATCCCCGAAAAGATTATGATCCAAGGCGCATGGACGCGAAGGGAAAGAAATGGGCCTCCGATTGGGTGTATCGAAAGGGCGGAAAGATTCTCGGCGCTGATGAAGATCAGGGGTTGAAGATGCTGTCCGAGGGCGGCTACGACTCCATGCCGATTCTGAGTTGGAGGTGGAGGAAGAATTCAGACGAAACCTACGGACGCTCACCGGCGCACGACGCTTGGGTCGCTATAGCTTTGGACAATCAGATGGGGAGAACCAATCTGATTACTGCCCAGAAAGCGGCAGAGCCTCCGATGGTGGCGTATGAGGACCAGCG